ATGGGCGCAAGATAAATCACACGATCCTCGCCCAACTTGTCGGTCTTATGATCTTTGATGACGAGAGCGTTACCATGCAAGTCAGACCACTTGGCGTTGCCGATTTCCCCTTTGCGCGCGCCTGTTAAGATTAATAACCAAATAAAAGCTACAGACTTTTTATATTGCGGTTTGTCTTTAAGTTCGTCTAAGACTTCGGTGATGCGTAAAAGCTCTGCGTTAGTGAGATAGCGTTTGCGCTTGTTCTCTCTGTTCTTTCCTATGTGTGTAGCTGGATTGCTTTCTACATAGGAGAGTGTGATAGCCAGGTTAAACATAGACTTCAGCATAGTTAAACAACTATTGGCGGTGTAGGGTGCGCGGTCTGATATATCAAAATGTAATGTTGCAATATCACCGCGAATGATGGTGCTTATATCTTTATCGCCAAGCGTTTCTTTAATATTGTTGTTATAGGTTTGTTCTATTTTAGTAATGGTCTTGCATTTCCTTCTAGCAAGATCTTTTTTATAAATCACAAACAAATCATTAAGTGTTTTCATATTAGTCCCTTTGTGTATGTTTGTGTAGTTTACTAAATATTTTTCAAAATATCTAGCAAGTTGCGAACAGCATCATTATTCTTCATGTGTTCATCAATGATGGTTATTTGATTTTCTGTGTGTGGTTTTATAAAGACTATGTTGCGGTGCTCTAAAGAAACCAAAGCAAAGATATCTATTAGGCCCTTTTTATATTCTCTGTCTTTAGTATGTGATCCTCTGCGTAAATCAAACCGCCAATTCTTTTTGTGCAGTTCTTGTTTGGATTTGGTTTTAACTTGTACTCTGTAGAAAATATCTTGGTATTCAAATATGAGATCAGCTAAACCAGCGTTGGGTGTGAGTAGTACATTGTCTGATAAAAGCGAGAGGACAGAAGCTGTCAGATATTCACCCGATAGACCAATTCTATGGGTTGGATGGGACATGGTTTATTAGGGTTGTTCTTCTTGAATCCTTTGACTAAGCAATGCTGTGGTTGCTGGTGTTGTTGTTTTTACTGTTGGGCTTATGCCAGTTAAAAGTCCAGTTAAGGGAGATACCCCAAATGGTCTTGACATTAATATTTCAGAGGCTGCTGCTGGGCCAACTAATTTTGCTAATTTAAGAGGGTTTTGTATAACATCTTGAGCTAACAATCTTGATGCTGTTCCTGTTTCTGGAAACTGAGATCCTAGAACTTGCTGTGCTTGAGTTGCAGTTTCTAATAATGGTTTTTTGCCAGCTATTAATTGTGTTTTTCTTTTTGTTGCATCAGCTTTTCTAATCGCTCTGATTATTTGTGCTGGAGTAAATACACCTTCTTGTATGATTGCCTGCTGCATAGCATCATTGATTGGTATTAGATTGGCATACACTCTGTTTATTTTTTTTAATTGAGAAGATCCAACATTTTGTAAATCTATTTCATCTTCAAGAATATTTTTGGCTTGTTTAATTATTTGACCTATTTCTCCTTCAAAACCACCCTTTTTAGAGAAGCTATCTCCTAATCTTCGTAGTTCTGTTTGTGCATTTTTAAGATCTTTTCCAGATAATTTTCCATCTTTAACTTTATTAAATAAATATTTATCTAATAACTTTAAAACCCTACCTTGTTCAATTTGATCTAAAGCACTTTCCTCTATAGCATTTAATAAATTGGTTTCTAAATTGGATGTATTTTGTAAAGATAATTTGCTTATAACATTCTCATATTCTTTTGAAATTATGTCATCAACATATTCATAAGATTCTTTTGGGGTTAAATTTTTTGGAATTTTGATGCCAAGTGGCTCAACTGCCTCATCTAATAAAACCTTATTAGTTTTTATTAAACTTTCCAATCTTTTTGCTTGTATAGGCGCGCCAGCACCTGGGTAAGATGTAGATAAATCTTCTAATGCAGTAATTAAAGTTGATCCTATGCTTCCAGAATCTCTTAATGCTTGACCAGGAGTTAATGGTATTCCTTTTTTTTGCAATTCTTTAGCAACTGCTGATTTTTTTGGTAAAAGTTTTTCTGCTCCTTTTGATATCGCTCCACCAGCAACAGCACCTACGCCAGCTCCAATGGCTCTACTTTCTAAATCTTCACCAGCTCCAGCACCATATAATGCGCTTTCAATAGCCCCAGCCTTTCCAACACCAGTAATACCAAGCCTAGCTAATCCAGCTCCTCCAGCTAAAACAGATGGTATTGAGGATAGAATTTCTGTTCCATAAGCTGCAATTGGAGCTTCTTCTCTAAAGGTTTCTAGTTCAGACCTAACTTGAGTTAAAGCATCATCATATTTTTCGCCTTTTATCAATGATCTTGCAAAAGCCTCAACCTCATCCCCAAAACCAAATAAAAGTCCTTGGCCAGCAGATCTTGCTAATCCAACACCTATGTTAGAAGGTGCTTTTTGCCTATAATCTTTTGGTTTTGGTGCTGCCATTATAAAGCTCCTTCTATATCTTCTTTGGTTAAAACCCTGAACTGTCCGTAAACACCATCATAAACAAAATCTCCAGCTTTTAATTCACCTTTTTTAACCTTGCTATCAAAGTCTTGATCTGATTCATATGATTTATATAAAGAGCCAAGTTGCTTATCGGCATATTCTCCAAATCCCAATAAACTTTTCTTTTCTCTTAAATAGTCATCCATTAAGAAAAGCCTTTTCTTGTTATATTTTGCGATAGCTTGCAATCCTCCGACCAATACCTTGTTTCCTTCTACTGTATTTCCTAGGTTTGGTACAGCAGATTTAAACAGTTCTATTTCTCTATCAGATGTTGAGCCAGATCCAGCTACTCTCATTCTTGGTATTATGTAACCAGTTGTGGCTATAAAAAGCTCTTGTTGTCCCAATTTATCTAATTCTTCTTGGGGTAAAATATTTAATCCAGCAGCTATTCTTTTAAATGGAATTTTTATTTCCTCAAGAACACCTGTCTGTAATGGATCTGTTCCCTCTAATTGTTTTTGAAGTATGTCTAATCTATTTTCTATATCAGAATAGCTTTCTATTGTTTCTTGTGCTTGAGCTTGTGTTTTAAAGCCAGCTTTTGCTGCCTCTTGCTCAAAAACTTTTTGTGATTGATCAATGCTTACAAGAGGTGATTTTTTATCTTGTAAATAATCCATAAATGTTCCTGCATAGCCTTGCGCTCTAGCTAAACTATAATTTCTTTGGTCTGCTGTTAATTGATCTTTTTGTTCATATAAGGCGTTGTATTTATCTTTAACACTCATGGCTTTTAAAAAACCTTTCTGTGTTTCTGGTAAATCAGATTGATCTATTAAATTATTTAAATCTTGATTAATTTTTTGTTGCTGCTGCTCTAATTGCTGTTGTTGTAAAAACTGTTGTCTTTGTATAAAACCAGCACTAGGATCTTTGCCAGCAAAAACATCACTTAAAGAAGATAAAAACAAACCAAGTTGTTGATTCTTTGAAAGTCCGCCAACTTGTTGTTGTGGTTGTTGTGGTGGTAATTTTCCAACTGCCATATTAAATATCCTTTATAAAGCTGCGTAATTAACCATGTAATAGCCATTATCGTCTTTAACAACCGCTTCAGGCATGTATTTCATAACTTCTTGAGCAATAACTCCTATGGTTGGATCATTAACTCCCATGCTTTCAGCAACATCATTCCATTTCCAGGTATAAATGTTATGTCCTTTTTCTTTGCCTATTAATGTAATATCTTTTTTCAATCTTTTGTCAGATAATCCCATTTGTGCTGTGCTAACACCGCCAATAGCTCCGCCAGTAGCACCAGCTCCGCCTAATAATCCTGCAAATGGATTTATTCCGCCCATAAGAGCTGCGCCCGCTAATCCTGTTAAACCGCCAAGAATACCGCCAAGACCTACATCTTGTTTTCCTGTAACTGTTTGACTGGTTAAAGGCGTACCCAAGCCAGCTTGTAATAAACCAAGCTGTTGAGGGCCATAAGCCAACGCTCTTTGAAACTCTTGATAAGGAACTTGGAGAGCTTGTTGTTGCAGTGCTTGCTGTTGTGCGCCTATACCACCAAGCAAACCAAGTCTTTGCATCTGTTCACCACCTAGCGCACCCAATAAGCCAGCTTGCTGCGCTCTTGCTTGCAACTCAAACTGCGGTGCGAATTGTGCCATTTGCATTTGTCTTGCAATATCGGATTCAGCAGCTCTTTGTGCTTGCTCAAATCCTGCTTGTCTTAAACCAGCAACTGTTCTAGCTGCTTGTTCTGCGTATGGTCTTGCAGCCTCTGCTTCTAATAATGCAGATCTTGAGCCACCAAAAGCTCCTGCTCTGATTGCTCTTTCTTGTGCTTGTTGTTGAGCTACATCTGCTTGTCTTTGAATATCGCCCAATGCAACATCAATAACTTGTTGTTGGTAGGGTGATTGATAGGCTGCGATATCAGCTTGTAATAAAGATGGTACTTGACCAACTGTGGGTGTAGGTGCTTGTGCTAGTTGTTGAATACCAGTTAAAGGATCGTATTGCATCCCTGTTTCAAACAAGCCACGAGTAGCTTCAAAAGCTCTTAATTGATCTGGGCTAAAACCAGCAACTAATGGCCCTGTATAAGGTACAAATGGTTGACCAGCCAAACCTTTAGCAGCCGAATATAATTCTTGCTGTTGTCTTTGCTGGTATTCAGGTATTGTTACTGTAGTTGTTTGTGATGATTTACCTTTACTCATAATTCTTTTCTAACCATGTATTCTTCTTCAAATCCAAGGTGCTTGATCTTTCTAAGCCACCCTTTCCTGCCACCCCCGTATAAGCGTTTGCATCCTAATTTCTTTGCAAACAATTCTATAGATGGCAACATTTCTTCTAACTCTGTGTAATCACCGCCACAAAAAAGCAAGTTTAATGCTCGTGCTTGTGGAAATGTTACCAGTTCAGTTATAAGAGCTGATCTTTTACCAGCCCATATATGAAACATTCCATGTTTTATTTTATCTTTTATATCCTCTATTGTATAGAAATCTTGATATTCTAAAGACTTTTCAATCCAGTGTTGGCAACGCTCAAACTCTATTTCCCAAAGCTCTCTATCATCTTTAGGTTTTAGTTCTACTACTTTATTAGTCGCCTTTACCATACTCTACGATACTCATAAACAAATCTACTTTATCTGCATGAGAAGCAGTTACTTTAATTATTTCGCCCTGAGTTAGTATTAAACTCCTGCTTAATAATTCTCTGTGTTCGTAAGCCTTAACTACTTCGTTTTTAAATAAACTGTATTCAGTACCATCGTGAGTAACTGTAATGTCTAGCGTAGTTTGTTGGTTGCCACGCTCACTAGCGATTAATGATTCTACAACTACAAAGTCAAAATCACCGCCAGATGGTGCTGTATAAAATGTGTATTGACTGGTTAGTGCTAGTCTTAAATGTACATTATCAGCACGCTGAATAAACTGTCTTTGTGAGGATAAATCCATTAGCGTTTACCTCTAGCCTTGGTATCTATTCTTATATTACCAACTTGAAAGTCTTGGGTTGTTGAGCCTGTCACTTTCATTTGTATTTGTCTGGCTGTAAACCTTGCATCGGTATAGCCATCACTTTCAAAAGTAAAGTCGCCAAAGTCTGTTTCTGCACCTAATGGTGTGAATTTACCTTTAAAACTAATGGTTACTCCTGGCAGAGTATTTGCTTCTTCGTCTGGAATGATTTGATTAACTTGAACTAATCTATCACCGCTACCTATTTCTATTGGGCCTGATTGACAGAATGGTACAGAGCCATTGATGTTAGGTGATGCTGAGAGTGTGCCTGATTCGTGTTGGTAAACAAAACCACTAGAATCACCAGCGATAGGATAATTAAATGTGCCTTGGTCAATCCAGCATCCTCTGTCTAGTGAGCCGATAGACCAAACATTTTGTGCATAGTTCCAAATCACATATTTATTCGGTGTGTATTGAGATGTGCCTGATGGAAAGCCCCACCATATCTCATTAAAGTTAGAGTTATGTCCACCCCAACAAGTTTTCTTACCTGGTATGTTTAGATTATCAAATACATAATCGTGTACTTCGCATGGTATTTCTCTTACAGAGCCATCAAATACATAGAAAGCGTTTTCACCCATCCATGCTAAGAAGTTACCAGTAGATACTACAGATCTTCTACTTACGGATTTACAGTTTTGTCCAGCCTGTGCAATACCATATACAAATGGTGAGCCAGCGTAATACATTCTATTGATTCCGTTTTCTGTAAAGATCATCACATCGGATTGATGTTTGATAGCGTATAAAGCTCTACCGCCTACAGGTACTTGTAAATCACCAGCAGTATTATTAGCTTTAGATGTCCAGTTAGTTCTATCTTCTCTATTTGACCAGGCTACTAATCTTGGATCTCCGCCTGATCCTATAGCAACCAAATGTCTTTCGTTGGTTACTACAACTGATTGGTTTCCTGTGGGTGCATTGGTTACTGCGGTTGCAATAGTGTCGGGTGTGCCACCTGCAGTATCTGGCGACCACTTATAGATCTTACCATCGCCTGAAAAACAAAAGATTAAATCCTCACCCCAGTTGTCAAATGAGAAATGACCTGAGTCAAAGGGTAATCCAGATTGGCTTCTAGCATCTCCGTAATCTTCTGATCCGTAAGTATATGCACCAAATCCTAGTGGATCGTTGTCTGCATCGCTAATAAAACCAGTGGGAGTGATATCTGTCCAAGTGCCATCGTAAAGCACATAGACTTTTTCTCTAGTGCCAACTGCTAATACCTGACCGCCATTATTATCGTTATAGGCGTACATCCCAATGGGTGCGCCATCTAATGCGGTTGGTTTTAATCTTTGCCAGCCACCTATAGGTTTTAGGTAGCCATTTTCAAAACGAACTAAATCCCCGTCAACCCAACGGCCTTTGTTGGCATAATCAGTTCCGTTTTTGACTATGCCTGCGGGTGGGGTGATTGGGAATAATGCCATTCACTAAGCTACAAGTTGCTTGGTAACAGAAGTTGGATTCTTTTGGTCTGCGATATTAGCATCCAATCCATCTTTCAGACTTTGTACTTCTTCAGCACCCATAGCAGCTTCAACCCAACCTTGTACTTGTGAGCTTGTTACGCTGTCAAAGTTTGTGAAGTTTGAAAGGTCTGAAGTATCAAGGCTTTGAGTACCATAAACTGAAGCAACATAAGGATTACCCTCTGCATCGACTTCAGTATCGGTAGCGTTCAAACGCCAGTGTACTAGATAAATCACATTACTGTGACCTTCTTCGGATGGATACACATCAACTGTGTTTACATTCCATTCATAAGATATGCTCATTTTATTATTCTCCTTTAAGTAGTGCTACTTCGGCTTGTAGCTGTTCGATTAAGACTTGTTGTTCTTGTACAGCCTTTATAAGTGGTGTTACAAGTTTGCTGTAATCCATTTGATAATATTCTTTTTCAGAGCCTGATACAGCATTTGGTACTATTTCTAATACTTCTTGAGCTAATAAGCCTTCATCAGCATGACCATCTGCTTTCCAATTAAAGGCTACTGGATTAAGTGTGTTGATTACCTCTAAACCTCTTGCAGAGCCTGTAACATCTTTGAGTCTTGCGTCTGAAGAGGTGTTGTAGGCTGTTGAAGATGAGGTTGTTGAAACACTTCCAACAACTACTGCTCTATTACGAAATTCTAAAGTTGAGCCATCCGAACCCATTCTATTTATTACACCAACATTACCAGTATAAGCTGATTGAAAACCACCTCCATTTGATAATACTGTTCCACCACCTGAAGTATTATCAGCTAGATTAGAATCAGTAGTGCTGTGCAACAAATTCCCTGAACTATCAATCCTCATGCGTTCTGAGCCATTATTATAAAATGCTGTATTACCTGCTTCTCTGTTTTCAATAATTAAAGTAGATGCTGAAAAATTTATTTCTCCACCATCTGAAGCAGTAGAACCTGAAGTACTGTTTTGTAATTTTATTCTAGGAGTATTTGTATCATATAAAACTAATACTTTATCACTACCAAATCCTGCTGGACTACTCGTACCAATACCAACATTGCCATTAGGGTCAATAACCATTCTTGTAGCATTACCACTTGAGCCTCTAGTCCAAAACTCAAATTGCCCATAATTATTTGTGGTATCTGTTAATTTAACTCCCAAAATACCTGAACCTGCTCCACCCGCAACATCATTAAAATAAATCCTGCTATAAGTACCATTAGTACCGTTAGTGTTTGTTAATTCTAAAGGAGCAGACCCACTTGCTATATCTGTGTAACTATCATCTACAGCTACTGTAAGTTTTTGAACACCGCTAGTCGTACCTATACCAACATTGCCTGAACTATCAATCCTCATGCGTTCTGCTGTACCTGTGTAAAACTCAATGGTATTTCCACCTAACCCTAGTCCAGCTTCTCCCCCAATATCATTGACAGCAATTATTGCATTACTTCCATAAGTAGCACTACCACTTATAACAATATGCTCATTCGTTGCATTTTTTACATCTAAAATTGATAATGGACTACTCGTACCTATACCAATTTTCCCATCAGAAAGAATCCTTAAACATTCAGTTCCACCTGAGTTTGTTAAAAACCTATGAGTAGTATTGCTATTATAAAAAATACCTGTCCCATCTACGCCTAGATTTAAAAATTCTGTACCATCATCAATTCTTAGATAGGTATTATTAGCTGCTCCTGAAATGTGTAAATTAGAAGCAGGACTAGCAGTACCAATACCAACAGAATTAGCTGATGAATCTACAAATAAAGTTCCGCTATCCCAGTTTAAATCACCTGTACCGCCTGTAAGTGCTGTAAGCGTACCAACACTTGTAATATTAGGTTGAGCAGCAGTGGCCAATGTACCTGTAATAGAAGTATTAGCAGTTAAAGTTGTAAATGTACCTGCTGCTGGAGTAGTACCACCAATGACAGAGCTGTCTATTAC